AACTGCCTTTGAAGCGAATAAAAGGAGAAAGGATGTAATCACCAACAAACTGAAAAACTCCAGAACCAACGGCATTTTTTCTGCCTCTGCGATCAAAAAGAATAAAGATAGCAACGAAATAAAAGATTAAAAATGATATCTCATATATAAACAAAGGGCTTATCTCATAGCCATAAAAATCGTACATTGCTTGGCTAATATTTCTTGATACCTCAAAAAACCAAATAACAATCCCTATCATATTCATTAAAATCTCAACTAATAACATGCATGATATTTTGAATGAATATTTTGAATATGGTTGCATAAATTGCAATAATACAATCCCTGTTGATGCAAATATCGCACACACAGCACAGTATAGCATTTCCTCTGCACCAGTCCACTCAGGGGAATATGCAATCAAGCAAAACAAAAGAGCGCAAATTTTGCCTTCAATTGTTGGGTATATAAGCGCAACAAAAATACAAGCAAATATCAGAACATACCAAAGATCATTAAAAATAAAATCAATCACTACTTTCTCTTTTGTTTGTAGTTTGAGTAATTATTTGATTGGTTACTTGCCCTCTTAGCTTTTCTGGCAATGACTTTTTCGTCATCACTATCTTTTGAAGATCTTGTCTTTGTTTCAGTTGACAAAGGCGTTCTTGGTTTTTTTGGTGATCTTGACATTATCTATTGACCTTTACTTGTTACAATTAATATAAAATCCTTGCCCTCAAGCTCTTCTCTCATCACATCAAGACCAATTTTTGATCCTAGAACAGCTAGAGTTTTGCTTAACCATCCATGTCTTGATCCAACTATTGTGCAACCTAGGCTATGTCTTACAAAATTCCCTCCATGAAAAAGTATCCCACTTCTGTTTGGTACATTTTGCACATGCCATACCCTTTTGTATTTACCGCTGCCAGACCTAGGCAAATATTTCACAATATAAGCTCCTTCTGGGTAGCATGAAACACGTCTTGCATTATTCAACCAAGGGCGCTCAATTGTCTTCAACTCTCTACCGCTTGGCAAAACAAGTGTGCCTAGTGTTGCACTCTTCTTGTACTCTCTGTGAAGTGTTACAAGAGGATACATTAGCTTGCTGCCATTCTTCTGTTTGATCGAGCGACAAAATAAAAGCTCAATATGCTAGTAACAGCAAAAGTCAAAGTGCCAAAAAGCCCCATAAGAATCTGCTTGCCTTCAGCTGGTGTTATTGAGTCAGCATATTTCCAAAAAGCCCATATCAACATGTAGCTAAACAAAATGCTGAACCAATAAGCAGCAACTGGGCGAACAGAAGCACGCAAATTATCCATCCATGTGCTTGTGTTTAAATTTCTGAACTCAGCAATGGTTGCTTTGCCCAAAGTAGATTGGTGGGCAACTTCAATTTCCATTTCAGCTTCAGTTTCAATACCGTCGAGTTTTAGCTGGCCTGTTTTTTCAATAACCAAAAGATCATGTTTTCTTTGCTCTGTTGCATTTGCATACTCTGCTACATCACGCTTCATCTCTATTTCAGCAAGAGAAATTTCCTTTTTGTTTTCTTGGCTGCTTTTAAATAAGCCAAGTATCCCACCAAATATACCGCCACCAGCACCGCTAGTTAACACTGTAAACAAAGTAGTTAAAATCATTGATCTGCCCTTCTATTGATTATTTGATTAAATTTAAAATGCAATAATATAGTTGATGTTATTGATGGAACAAAAATCATATACCGCATAATTGTTGCCTCAAGCTCTGTCAAATAATCGTACAAACCAACAAATGTTAAATATGAAAAAGATATTGCAACAAAAAGACCTATTGATTCTGCAATTGTAAAAAATGCAAGATATAAAGCAAGCTCATGTTTCACAATATAAAATCTTATTGATATTGAAATAGAAAGCGCAAGACACAAACATCCAAATAGCAAAACACAAAGAAGCATTTAAAAATCCTCTGGAAACTCTTTCATTGCTGCATCAACACAATGACTATCATCACTAAAAATATTATTTATAAAATTTTCAAAAGGATACACATAAGAAAATTCAATTCCTTTCTCTCTCTCATTATGTGCTTTAAGCCCAGTGACTGCGCTTATCGTTTTTGCTTTTGTTCTATACAAAAGCGTTCCCCCAAGATAATCAAGAGTGTGAGCAAGGGAGAAAAAGAATTCAGAAAGCTCTTTCATTTCTTTTCTTATCAAGAAATAAAAAATCTGACGAACAAGAACTGGTATTGATAGAAAAAACAAACCAATTATCGCAAGAAACAAAAGAGCTATATTTTTCAACATTATTAAGCAGCCTTATGCTTTCTTTGTTATGTTAGCCTTGTCATCTTTTGAAGGATCTCCCTTCAGCTCAACTGGAGTCTTTGAATATTTGGCATCTTTGTCTGATGTCATCATATCCAATTGTGCAACATCACACTGGCAAACCTTGTTGTCTTTCTTTCTGTATATTGTAACTGGCATTTTGAAAATCCTCTAACTAAAAATGAAAAAGCCCCCTGTGATTAACACAGGGGGAATGGCTAGGTATTAATACTCACCAAGAAGAGTGATTCTTCTAGGATCATAAGACTTGGCGCCAACAAGCATATCAATTGAAAGAGTTTCAGTTTTCAATTTCATGTCATAACCTTGAACAACTCTCAATGAATAACCGTTGTTGCTTACAACAAAACTTGGTTTATCACTTGGGCTATCAAGAACTGGCATTGCAACAGCAATTGACTGGCCATCAAAAATAGCGCCAACAGTGTTGATGTTTGTTTGGCCAGCAGCAACAACAGTAATAGCAGCACCGTCAGGAATGATCTCAGTAATGGGATCAACTAAAGGAACTGATGTTGCCGTAGCAGCGGTGGCAGAAGCGACAATCAAAGGACGACGAACGCCAGCAATTTTAATTCTATCATTGGCTTCAAAACCATTGGTCAAAGAATCAATTGTTAATGACATATCACCAACTTTGTTGTTTGGATACACACCAGAAACAGCAGTGCCATTATCAGTTGTTGATGTGCCAGTGCCAGCAGCAGCGTGTATGTTTTCAGGAAATTGCAAAGAAGAAAAGAAATTCATGCCCATTGTTTTACCAAGGTTGCCTTCATTTCTAATAGAAACGCCAGTGTCACCGCGCTCATTGTAGGTGCCAAACCAATCAGCACCAATAAGTTTGGTTTCAAGACCAGTATTCATCAAGCAATATCTTGAAGCAGGATCAAGCTGTTGAATATGGGCAACTTCACGAGCTTTTGCCATATCTTGAGCATTAGCAAAAACATCATCAGAAGCGTGAAGACCAGCGCCTTCAAGAATTTTAGTACCAACATAGGCATCTGCTTTTTCAGCAAGCCTATATGTTGCTGGCATAATAACTTGAGCGACAAGGTCTTCAAGATTCAATGATTTTTCTTTTGCCGTCATGTTCACTGAGACATCAAAGTGCTTCTCGATGGTCATTGACCGCTTTGATTCACGAATTTCTTGAGTTTCAATTTCTGATGTAAACTCTTTTGCTTCAAAATCAGGACGAGTTTTGATTCGAACTGCATCACCAACAGCATAGCCATCTGGTGTTCTGTTGAAATCAGCAGTTTTATCACGAGTTGTTAAAGCGGTGATAACTAAGTTATCTTCGAGGTGCATCAGGGCTTCTGATGCGATTTGATCAACTTGTTCCCAAGCATTTGCCATGTTCATTCTCCAGTAAGTTTTTTGCCTCACCAAGAATCAAATGAAACAGGTGAGAATTTGATTAGAATTCATTCTGTTCCACTTTTTCACATAAACACTTCAATTTGAGGCACTACCAAAAATTGACAATACTGTAGAAAAAAGCACTACTGCGGCACTGCCGCGAGGAAATAGATAAAAATAGACTATACCCTAAACAAATACAAATGTAAAGGGCATAGGTTTGTTTTCAGTAAAAAAAAATTATTTATTTTCTTTTTGCATTTTGCGCAATCTTCTGTACTCATCTTGATCACCAGATTGAATTGCTTTCTGGATTTTTGCTTCAATTCCTGTCAATTGCTCACCTGTTGAATTCTGAGCGCCAGATCCATTTGATGAAGGGAAAAGATGAGGCGCTGTTTCTTTCAGCCCGTTGACCCATTCGGTTATTGTTAGTGGGCCATTTGCTCCAGTAATTATATCACCCTTTGCGTCACGTGCAATTGTTTCTTCACCTTCAACTTTCCATATTGATCTTGCTCTCAGCTTAACATCCTCAATAGCAGACTCAAAGCCCTTCTCTTTAACAAAATCAGAAACAACATTATTATCAATCATGAGGTTTGTTACTTTTCCCTCAAGACGATCTGCTTTTTCTTTTAATGTTTCGTTTTCAGTTTTGAAGTTATTGACTTCTGATTCATACTTAACACGCTCTCGCTCCATTCTGCGCTGTATGACTTCTTCATGGCGACCTTCTGAAATATCTTTGAGGTCTTGGTCATTTTCCATAGCAAGATTCATAGCTCTCACTTTTTCAACATCAATGCCCTCAAATTTTTTCATAACTTCTTTTGCTGATTTCAACTCACCAACCAACTCCTTGTTCTTTTTGTTGAGTCTGGACTCAACCTCAGAAACAACCTCAGCACTTCTTTTTGCAATCTCTGCTTCAAGCTGTTCTTTTGTGAATGTGTCTTGTGGTGCGTCATCGGCATCAGCACCATCATCACCAACACGGATTGAGGAAGTTAATTTGCTTAATTTGAATTGTGTGTTTTTCATTTTAATACCTATAGTTGATTTATATTTAATGGCTCACCAAATGGTGAGGATGTTATTGAGGAAAGTGACTCACCTTTTTTGAAGCGCAATGCCCTTTCTCTGCTTCTTAATGCATCTGCAACATAATCAGTAGGTTGAGATCTCAGCCATCCTTCATATTTGCCTCTGAAGTTTTTCCCACTTGTAACTTCAAAAATGCCCCTATCTATGCTAGCTCTTGTCGGCTTTCTTACACGTCCTGTGTTTGTTGTTCTGTCCCCTCTTTGGTAATTCTCCCCAGCATTAATTGCTGGCCTTTCTGCTTTCAACGAAACATTTTTTATTTTTGGAATCCATGCACTTCTGCAATTGAAGTGAATTGATCCTGGTCCTGTTTCCCATGGCTCTCCGTGATCTATGGGATCATCTGAAAGCGTGTACTTCAGCCCATCTCTGATACCACAAATATGCGGAGTTGTTCTTATGTCAAGAATTGATACCCACATTTTGAATTCAAATAATTCTGAATTCTCCATGACTTGCATATTTCTGACTTCATTTGCTGCAGAAACAAAACTCGATCTAACCAAAGTTCTTATTTCTTTTGAGGTTCCATCAGCAACTCTCCTTGCTTTCTTTGATATCTCTGATACAGTCTCGCCTTTAGCAAAGCCATTATTTATTATGTTTTTTAACTTTTTTGATGATCCTCTTGATGATCTGTCATACCAATCTGAAAAAGTCCTGCCTTCAATTTTTCTGCTGAGTATTTTTTGAAAAGCAATATCTTTGTTTATTGACAAAAACTCCTTGCCAGAATAAAGAGAAAACATATCAGAATTAAATGCAATTTCTTTTTCTATCAATATTTTTGTTGATTCCATCACATCATTGTAATTCTGTGATAAAAGCTCACCCAGCTCTCTCGCTATTACCTTGTGAGCCGCTGCCTTTCGCTTAGGCGTAGCCCCTAGCCTTTCCAGACGCTCCAGCTCGTCGGTTATCGTCTGCTTGAGGCTCTTTATCTTGGGCGCTATCTTTCGAGCCTCCCCATTAGAAAGGCGCTCAAGCCTAAGCACACGCTTTACAAACTCATCAGCATAACTCATTATTTTTCAGTCTCGTCAGTTTTTTTGGGTTCAAAGCCAATCTTGAGCTCTTCATCCATCAAAATCTTCAACTTTTCCTGTTCATTAGTTACATTACCACCAAGAATATCAGCATCACGAAATTTATTTAAAACAGTGTCGTGAGAAATTGCTCCGTCAAGCCATGATTCAACATATGCTCTCATTCCAGCAGGGCTAAGGTCTTTGTTTGCAAAATCAGTTGATAGCTTGAAAACACAACCACCTTCTTCTCCTGTCCACTTGGCAGCCATATTCAAAATATCACGGATGCCTTTGGATGTGTTATTTACTATCTTCAGCAAATTTGCACCAGAGCTAGCCTGTCTTATTGACAGAGCCTCTGCTGCCTCTGCCCCTCTTTTTCCAGTCAAAATTTGACCAGCAAGATCAACTGCTTCTTGTTTTAATGAATCAATCCTATTCATCATATGATCAAGAGCGCTGGTATCAGTGGCAGGATATTCTGCCCTTGCATCTGGGTTTGTTGTTGTAACACAAACAGCAGACCCAATCCATTTTGGCTTTTCATCTTGCTGAACACCAAACATGAACAAAGTTGGGTTGCATGTCATAAACTCTGCTTGTGTCAGGTCCGCATCCTTTTGATATATTGAAATGGCAATATCACTAACACCAAGCAAAGGAATTATTTTTGATCTTGGTGTATTCTCAACAGAACCAATAAATACAATTGGCAAAAATGGTATTGTTTTTCCTTGAAGTGTTATTTCTGTTTCAACACCATCTTCAACATCATCAATAAACCTTTGGTAAACTGCTTTGCCATCAACAATCTTATATTCTATTGTGTGAGCTCCCTCATCTGAATCAGCTTCAAAAAATGTTGCTGATTGCAAAGACTCAACGCCATCAGAAAAAGAAAAATCAAAATCAGTATTTGCCTCAGCCTCCTTCTTGACAATCTTCAGAGTGTTATCTGTTTGTGGCTCAAGAATTAAACAAAACTTTGATGTTTGGAGAGTCTCACTTATCGCCTGACCTGCTATTTCATCAAGTGTCATTCCGTCAGTGGATGCATTATCAATTAGGTATTTTATTCTACCTGGAACATCAACTTCTGTTTCTCCTTTTTCACAAGTTCCAATCAATCCTCTCAATATTGCTCCTGTGATATCAGGAAATCTTGCTCTTTGGAGATATGCTCTATAGGCTGGGTTTGGATGCCACCAAGGAGTGTTCCTCACATCAACTTGAGAGTCAGAATTTTTTGTAATTACACCAACTTCTGTGTCTTGATCAACACTTCTCATGGCTGCTGTCATTGGCAGGTAAATTTCGTTCCCACGCTTTACAGCATTGCTGCCTTCTATTGAGTCACGAACTTGCTTTCTTGGAAACTGTAATTTTGTATAAATATCATTTGTGTAAATTGAATTTGTTTTCATCTTAGCTCCAATATTTTATCAATAGCTCATTAAATTTGTTTGAGTTGAGAATTTTGGTTTTGATATTCCATGCCTGTAAGCAACATAATAACCTGCACCATCAACAATATGATCCAAGCCTGCTGATTTATCAGGCAATCCATTCTTGCCCCATATTTGTTTTTCCAATGAGTTAGTCAGATTTGGGCACTTATCAACATTAACTCTGTATCTTATATCACCCGCACCATTCATAATCATAGCATTGAAGCTCATAACTCTATCTTTTATTGGCGGGTTTACGTGATTATGAAAAACTTTAAACCCAGCATTCTGCAATTTTGCAATATCAGATTCAGTTGTATTGCTTGAAGTCCTGCGCTCGCCAGTTGCATCAGGATAAATATGAATTCTGTTTTTTGGATATTTTTGTCTCCAAGCAGCTATTTGATCATCAGTATCATAAGCATCATGAACTTCATCAACAGCAACTGGATTGCCCCTTGCGTCAAGTATGTGAGCAACAGAAGCACCGTGGACTACGTTGAAATCCATTCCAATTTCCAGCGTGTCAGTTTCTTTTGCTTCAAGATTTGAATCGTGATCCTCTCTGGAGAATTTTGGATACACAGATTTGCCTTCAAGGTTTACAAATTTTCCTTCAATGTATGCCTCGATCAATCCTTCTGGATAAGTTGCCATCAACTGCGGTATGTAGTCTGGTGGATTGTGAGGGTTTGATCTTGTTGAAGCTCTTACAAATTTGTAACCATAGGCTGGCTCTTTCTCCCAAGTGTTATAGGCAAAGCCAAAACCTTCTGGGGTTGTGTATGCAGAAACTCTGTTCATATGAAGAACTGGGTCACCAGCGTCAGCAATTTTAACTCTTGTATCATAGCCATCTGTTTCTTCTGGCGGTGGGCCATAATAAAAATCTTCTTCATGTCTAATCAGATTGCCATTGACATCAACCAACGGAACACTCTGTCTGTTTCGAGCTATGATTTTGTTCCAAGCATCCCGTGCTTGTTTTTCTTTTAGTGTGTCTGCTTCATCAATGTGCCCACGAAATGTTTGATAGCCAACAATTCTTGCTGGATTGTTCATAGATCTAAGTATTATTTGATCATCAGTCTCAAGAGTGAAGATCATGCTTGATTTATTCAATGAGAATCCAATACCAGCCTCTTCCATAAATTCTGATAGATATGGAATTGTTATCAAATTCAAAAGATCATAAGTTGGCGCATAAGCACCAATTTTTATTGGCACATAAGTCATTACTGAAAGATCATTGAATATTGAAGTTGCCATTGTAACTGATTTTCCAGAACCAAAACCAGCAACAAACAACGGAAACTTGCAATCCATTCTCAAAAAATCAGATTGTGGCTTTGTCATTATCTTTTCTGGCTGAAGAAAATCAGTCAATTTGCTTCACCATCAATTCAAATGCTTGCTCTTCAGTGAAGCCATTTTCAACATAAACAGACATGATTTGCTTTCTTAGCTTGGCATCAAAATCAGCAACAGAAATTATTTTATTGAGTGATTCTTTTTCGTGCATTTCAATTAAATCAAGAAGTTGTGTTGGCAATTTTGATATTTTGTCAGTCATTCAAATCCACCACACACTCAAAATAAATCAAAGTTCTAACAAAAACACCATCGCAATTATAATAATCCCATGAGATAACTCCAAGAATAACAACAATCAAAACACAACAAATTAATTTCATTAAATTATCCACCAGTAGCAAACTCAATAAATGTTTTTTCATTCAATCGAATGTAACCACGATCACAACCAATAAGAACAGCAGGAATCAAAAACTCCCACTTTTTTCTGTTCTGTCTGAAAGCAACAACTGGCATTAAACCTTTTTCTTTTTCAAATCTGACCGTGTTGTTTTTATCTCGCCCATTATAAAGCTCTTCTGCCATTCTGACTTGATACCACCAATCATCAAGAGCAAGTGTTTCTCTGCGCTTTACTTCAAAATAAAACTTTGAAGTTATTACATCACAACCACCTTCTGCTTGATTGTAATTGCGCTCAACTTTTTCAAATAGATTTTTCTCAATCCATTTTTCAAATTCAACTTCACCAGCCTTGCCCTTTTTGATTCCATTAACCATTATGAACAGCCCCACTATAAACAACATCATCTTTTTTCATTCTATTGGCTTTTGTGAAATCATCAATCAAAACATGAGGGGCAAAAACAGCACCATTTGCCAATGCTTGATCTGCTTTGCTGAATATCATTTCATAATATGGAATTCTGCTGTGGTAATATTTTGATGATTCTATTTTTTGAGCAGCATCATGCAATTCAGAAGTTTCTGTTCTATCAGAAAACATAAAATATTTTGACTTACCCCAGCTTTTCTTTGTTGATTCGATCAAATAAATCATGACTCACCAACAGTATCAAAAACATCCTGAATTGTTGCCCATGTTTTTGTGCAGGCATCTGAAACAACAATGCTATATTTCAACTCCACATCAATAGCCAACTCAACAAAAGATAGTTCGTCATAATTCAAATCAGACAATTTTGTGCTTCTGTCCAAAGCGCCATCTTCAAATTGCACATTAGCATTTGATTTTATAATATCAACTAGATCCATCAGATAACTCCCATTGGTATTCAAATTCAGTTTTGCTTAAAGTTGTTATTTTTGGAAAAGTGCCAGAAAGCAACCTTTGTCTTTCTTCTTCAGAACCATTAATGTAAATTGAAATAAGAGGAACAAGAACTTTCTTCAAAACTGTTTCTTTCTGCAAATCAGGATATTTAACAATTGCATGAGCAGCAATCACTCTTGCTTCTTTCTCATATTCAAAATTAATGGTGGGGGTGAATTGATTCATAGATTTAATCCGTGGTTTTTTAGCAGAGCTTGACCAACATTTGTTTTACTTTCTGTGTTGATTTCCCATCGGCTTTTGTTAACTGCTCAACAATTGTCGAAACTGACTCAGCAAAATCTTTGTTCATTGTTGACTTGTTGTTTATTTTCTCAAGAAGAATGCCAACAACATGACCAAGCATCCATGGCTTCGTGCTTTTGTAAATAACCTCAAGTGCTTCATTTTGAAGCTCAGAAAGCTCATATCCATGAAATGCTATTTTTGCATCTTCAATTGAGCAAGTGACTGCCATTTGCTGAAAAGCAACCAATCTTTGCATTTTCTTGTTGTAGGCAACATGGTTCATTCCAGTTTCCAACTCTTCAACAAGATCGACACTTTCTGCAATGCTTTTTGCAAAAACTGTTGGAAGTGTTTTTTGATCAAAAATCATTTTTAATGCCTAGTAATTCTGATAAAAGTATTATAAGCGATTAGGGCGGCGCGGTCTATATAGGGATAGGGGTTTGTTTCAGCTATCACCAGCGACATATAGATGAAGGTTGAGGGAATATATAGGGCTGGGCTATCGCTCGCTAGGGGCTTGGGATGGCCGTTGGAGGTCGGTTTAAATAATACTGGTATAATATCGGAATAATATCGCTGTGAGCCTTGCTGTATATAGGTTTAGTATATATATAATAATAATAATATTAAAATATTAAAAAAAGTAAAATAGTGGCTACTATATTTTCGACCAAATGTAAAGAACTTTATTTACTTTTATTTTTAAGCGGCGTATTTTCGCGTTTGGGTCGAAAATAATATTCTAGGCCGAAAAAACGCTGTATCCCTTGCAGCACTAAGGACACAGCGATATTATTGAATAATACTGGAATAATATCGCTAGGAATGACGGGGGCTGCAGCGATATTATTTTTTCAAGAAATAATATTCACGCCTTTTTCTAAAACAAGGGAATAGGGGCTGCAGGCGTAGTAACCACTTACTTCAGATAACCCTACTGCAAAAGTGGTTATTCGGTTTATTTTCGCCCTATTTACATTCAATATTGAATAGGGTAGGGCATTTTTGCTCTGAAAAGTGAATTTTCCCTGTTTTTTCACTTTTTAGCGTTTTTGATTAGTTTTCCAAAAGTGAGTTTTGTGCCCTTTCTTTCAAAATTAACAAGCGTATAATCAATTTATAAATTAAATAGGCAAAACAGATAGAGGAAAAGATTATGAGCAACATTAATGAACAAGACTTGGCCAGCGTAGATTCTGGCTTTCTAAAGGCTCTTATTGATACTGTAAAAAGAACAACAGATCTGAGTGGCGTTTATGGTTCTGATTCTGGTTTTTACGAATGGATCAATATTGATAAATTTGTCAAGAAAAATCCCAAGAAACAAAAATTTTGGATAAAATTAGAATTGGATGATTCAACAAAAACAATATTTCAGATAACTGCTGTAAAAGTTGAAAAGATCTGCATTAATAAAATATCTGTTGATGGCGCAATTATGCATTTTGACTGTCCTGTTTCAATAGTTTAAATTTGATTTTTTGCCCCTTTATTTGAAAAAAATAACTAGGTATAATAGACCTATCTTATAAAAAGACCAAAACAGACTAAAAAGACAAAACAGGTGATCTATGATTGATAAGAAAAAATTGCTTTCTGATAATGAAGGCGTGTACTACACAGATAAGAATGGCAAAAACCCACTGGTGATAAATGACAATCACAAAGAAGTGATAGATGCTGCGATTTCAATATTGGATCTACAACTTAGAAGCGCACCTTTTCAGGTGAATGACTCCAGTGATTCAATTAATTTTTTGCGATTGAAATTACAACAAAAAGAGCGCGAAGTTTTTGCTGTTATGTTTTTGGATACAATGCATAATCTGATTGAATATGATGAAATGTTCGCTGGTACAATAAATGCAGCATCAGTATGGCCAAGAGAGATAGCCAAAAAAGCATTATTGTTGAATGCAGGTGCGATTGTTATCTCTCACAATCACCCTAGTGGTGAAGAGAGACCAAGCGATGCTGACAAAAATATAACTGATCAAATAAAACAGTCATTAAATTTATTTGACATACGTTTGCTAGACCACATAATAATAGCTGGTGATAAATCATTCAGCTTTACTGCCAATGGCCTAAACTGGGGATAGTACAATGGAAAACATAATAATAAAAGCTGATGAGGGCATGAAGTTTGACGCGATTTACAAGCACTCACAACATGGCCACTCATTTAATGACGACTTCACAGAATTCACACTGCATACGGAAAATGGCATAAGCGATATTGATTACCAAAACCTAGAATATTATTTGAAGTCTAGGCAAATTCCAATAAAACAAGGCATATTGCTGCAAGAGGATGAGTGTGCGCCAGACTCAAGGGTTGAATTCAACAGAAAGTTGAAATTGCAAACTGGTTCTTTAATTGAAGATTTTATGAAAAAAGGACTGAGGGCTGAGCAATCTCATGAAATTCAATATGCTTTGGGAGTTTGGGTGATCAGCATTAGTCTTGATGATCCGTTTTGGAAACTGAAATGTTCTGTTAAATAAAATATTGAAAGGTGATTTATGAGTGCTTCTGTTGGCTATGACAAACAAATACCATTTGAAGATGGTGATTACAAAATTAAAATTGTTGAAGTGGAATTGCGCAAGCCCAAATCATCATCTATGGCGCATCTTTGTTTTAAGATGGAAATATTAAATGGCTGTAGAAAAGGTGAGTTCTTGTTTCATAATATTGTTGTTGCTGGCGGGAACAGTTCTGCTGTTGAATTTGGCCTGAAGTCTCTGCAGATGATTTTCCATGCTGGTGGCCTTGGCCCAATACCAAGTAGGCATGAAAATAGTGATGAAGATTTTTTAAATCTTGTTATTTTAAAAATTTTGCACGCTGTTTATGAGATTAACATAACTACTGTTCATTACAAGCCATATGGCATTAAGTATGTTGTCATAAATTCATTTTCTGATTTTTGTCAATGCGATGAGACAAATGATCTTGAGCCGTGCCAGCGGGATATTGAATTGAATCACAAAACACCAGAAGAATCTGCATGTTCTTGTTGCAAAAGATGCAGGCATTTCTGTTCAGCAGGAATTTAAAATTTAATTAAAATATTGAAAGGTTGCTATGAACAAGCGTGAAGACATTAATGTAATGACAAAAGAAGCTCAGGTGAGTATTATGGAGGCACAATTATCTTTGTTTGGGAGTGTTGTTGAAAAGATGAAGTACATGAGCGAGTTTTTTGATCCTGATCCAGAATTCACAAAAGAAGCTAGGGATGTTGTCAGAAGTAATATTTGTCGAAGCATCAATAGATAGGTTTGATATGACACACCAAAACAATAATTTGTCTTTTGAAAAAGATCTCTCAATAAAAACCAGAGTGACTTCATTCTATCACGCCAATGTCAAAGATGGTAATTTTGTTTATGAGGATGTTGAAGAAGAGCTTATTGATTATCCTCAAGTGATTGATTTTTTTCAAAATTGATGACAAAAACTTTGTTATAATTTGCGATTGTGATGAACTAGATGATATCACAAAGAACAATCTTGAAAATGCCATTTTTGGCTGTATTGTAATTTAACTAAACTAAAGGTGAAGAAAATGAAAAAACTACTATTAATATCAGCAATTTTATCAACAGCATTATTTGTGACAGGATGCGAAGATGATGCTGTGATAGCAAAGAATAATGCTGCAAAGGCAGCGGATAATTTTGAAGTAAATCGCCGCATTTTGTTCTATAATACTTGGACTGACACAGTAGTTCAGAAAATTGAAGGGCTTTGCGCTATTGAATACGGCCATCGCGTTTCTGTTATTTGTAAAGTTGGTGAAGACAGTTCTGGAAATGCTATTGTTAAAAACAGCATGATATCAACATCAGGCCAAACTGAGGTTGTCGTTGAGCAGCTAGATGCTCTGCCAGTAAATGTTTATCATTATCGCCGTACCTTCAAGCCACAAGGCATAATCCCTGATGTTGATTTCAAGGGATCAAAGAGTGCGTTGGTTGAGTCACTATCTACAGATAAAAAGGATTAGATAGTGACAATTTTTGGAATACTTTGCGTAGTAACTTTTTTGATTGGTGTCTTAATGATAAGGCACTTTTACAACATGAAGATGATTCTATCGCAAAAGAATCAAAAACCTAGAGCAGAAGACCATGGCTGGTATGGCATGGGAATTGCAATGATATTTCTTTCATTCATACTTGGCTCCATAGAGCTTTTATTATAGGTGATATAATGGAACATTTTATTCTTTTGGTATTTATGGTTGCTTTTTTATTTATTTTGATGTTTTGTGGGATTATATCAATTCCATTTCGTGGTTATTTTGAATCTTTCCTTGAGAAAAGAATCCATAAAAAGAACAGAAAAGACTGGGAAGATGGATTCATGGCGTTCATGAAACACTACTACATAGATCGCATGAACATATTTAAAATAAACACTGTTTATGCAGATGTCAAAAGAGAAGATAATGAATATTTCTTCAAAGGCATGCTGGAAGCGTCAAGAATTGTTAAAAAATCAGAATCCAAGGATGTTTCGCTTTGAACTGCTCATATGAAATGTTTAAGAAAGAATACTTGGGAGAGTTCTCTGCTAGAAAACCAACAGGCAAAACATACCGTTTGTGTCTTGAAGCAGTAAAGCAAGCATCTGACGGCAGGAAGGTGTTTTATGTTTATAATAACCGTGGTGAAGCTCCTATTGCTAGGCATTATATAGAAGCTTTCATATCAGTTATTCACATGGAAGTCAGCACAAAGCACGTACCCAATGGTTTTTTGTTTAGATTCAAGAATGGCGGTGTCATTAGTTTTATAAGTAGTGAGGCACTCAGAAGACAAGAGTGCATTCGTGGCATAAAAGATCCAATAATATTGAGGGATGACCGTTAATATGATTATTTTTATTTATTTAATGATTGCTTTTGTTGTTTTGTTTCTGATATTCTGGGCAATGCTCGCTTTTTGCTTTAGGGAAAAGCCTTTGTTTGAAAGAAAATGCAGCAAATGTTACGTGTACAGTAAAAATTTTACAAAGCAGATAGGTGAAGATGAAAGAACGTATTTTCCAAATACATGTAATGCTTGTTGTGAGAGTGACCAAGGAGATATCTTGTGAAGATAAAACCAGAGCTTTACCATATAAAACTAACAGATGTTACATCATGGGGTTGTGATTCTATTGATGAATTCAATAAAGAACAAGCAAAATTCAAGAAATTGAAGTTTCTTGAGCTAGAACAATATGATGAATCAAAGAGTTACCAGACTTTTGTTTCTGAGGATGAGGTTGTTCTATCAAAAAATGATGTCATTCTCCTTAATCTTGCTGAAATAAGATTCACAATCAAAAGTCAAATAGACGTTGATGTTGATATATCAGAGCAATTGCAAGAATGGGCAAACAAACCAATAAAGATTTCAGCAGATGGCGGAAATACTTATAACAACAAGTGTGAAGTTCACATGCCAGGACAAGCACTATCTATGTACAATGAGGTGTCAATTCAAACTGATCTTTGCACAGATGAATTGCAGACTTATTTGAATTCAGGGTGGAGAATTATCGCTGCTTGTCCACAACCAGATCAGCGTAGACCTGATTATATTATGGGAAGGTTTAACCCAAATATTGAAATTGATGGGAGCGCAACACGATGACCTTGAAAACATACAAAGCAAGCGACCGTAGAGTTTACAATGGTGCTCTTTGTACAGATATGAAAAATGAGATTGATCACGAATCAAAGCTTATGAAAATATTGCGTAAAATTGAACCATCTGCAAGTTGCACATTCTTCCCATTGGAATATTCTTATATGGTATTTGTTAATCACAGGATGGTAACTGGCATATTTCATGAATGCAAACAAGAAGCAATTATTGAAGCAATTGAAAACCTCAGAGGTGAGAGGTGAAATATAAGTGTCGATGTAACAAACGTTCTTGTCAAGCAAGAGTCACCAGAGCAAAGCATCCTGATGAATATAAAGTCAAAAAATATTCAATGTGCCCTAGATACCCTGCCTGTGATGGCAAGTTATATGTTGATTGGTTTAGAATGGACAGAAAGAACTCTGAAAAAGATTCTGGTGAGCTTTGCTATGAAGATTGTTTGCCTCACGTGCACAGGAAAAATAACAGCAATTGTAAGCACAATCCTGAGTTTAAGATTGAATCAACAATGAATCCCAAAAAGCACAATCCTTTTCAAAATGATTTTGAGGAAAATGCAGAGCGTGGTTATTCTGCTTGACATAAGGGCTATTTTTAATGGCGTTGTTATGCGCCGAACAAATGAGGTGAGCTATGGAAAAGTTTTGTAATTGTAAGACAGTAGGTGTTGTAGCAAGAGATATGAAATCAACGTGTATGCAGTGCGGTGGGGTTGATGCCTACAAAAAATCAAAACTTAGAATTTCCGACTGTGGTTGCAGATTTGAGAACAATGAATCAAATGCAGTGCTGCTGGATGAGACTGTTGTTATGTGTCACAATTGCATGATTAGCGCTGGTTATAAAAAGCTAGATCAAGGTTTTCATACAGCGATTAGCTCTAACTGTGCGGGTTGTGGTAGGGACAGGCCTATATTACCAATGCGCCATTGGACAAGAAGCACATAACCTATTAATATTTTGGAAACGGAGCAACGCGTAGTTGCTCAAATTAATTACGTTGTTATAAAACCGATGGGAATAGAGTCATGTTTAAAAGTTTAATTGATTTAGGCACAGATGTAGTAAAGGCTGTGGCAGCACCGATTGAAGTTGCAGTTGATCTAACGCGAGTTGTTACAAAGCCTGTTGCTGATGCAGCTGAAAGTATCCGTGATGAGGTTGAAGAGACAACCAAAGATATTACTGAGGGCTAGGGTTCATAACCTTGCAGTAAATTGCAAGTGAAGCTGGGCATCAAGCGCCAAAAGTAATTATGCCGTTGGCAATAGGAGAGTATTTTTGTCAAACAAAAAGAACATTTCATCAAATTACAAGAATTGTATTCAGGACCTGAAGATATATTATGGATTACCACCATACTATAAAAAGAATGAGTTCTTGTATCAATCAAAATATTTCTTCAAAACAATAAAAAAGAATTATGAAGATTCTGTTTTTGAAGATGCTCTTGATGATGTGAAAAGACAGCTAGTTAAATTTAATACCCATATACTATCATCCCAAAATAGTATATAATCCTTGTCCCTATTTCAGCTAGCTACTGAAATTTTTGTGTCCTTGGCTCCCACAGGCCAAGGGCACTATTTTATAAAATAAATTGTGGAAAAATGTGGATGCAATAAATGAAAGAATTGCTTTTATTATCACCTCAAGATCAAGATAAAAACAAACCAACAAAAATACTTGATAAAGATTTAAACAAAATAAAAAGTTTTGATTCAGGATTCAAGTTCATATTTGAAATAGTTGAGTATGATAGTTTTCATGAAATCTTAGAAAAAATATCAAAACTATCTTCATCATTCTTGGTTCTTGGCGCACCAACATCCCTTGGTCGAGACATGGCTGAGACAAATACACCAGCCCCAAGAAGAAAAAAGAAAGGTGATCCAACAATAAAAGATCGCCTTGGGACTGAGATTGTATTGGATATAGATGACCACATCATAGATGGATATGATGCTCTGTCTCCAGAGAAAGGAATAAAAAATTGGCTTGCTGAGAAAGAAATAAACTGCGATGTTACCTACCAAATAACCAGCGGCCAGAAATTAAATACCCCAGAAGCACGGATAAGATTGTACTTTGAGTGCTCAAAATTACAACCTCTTGATGTCAGAAAGGCATGGAGCCAGTCGCCAGAAATAATGGCCGATGGATCAGTCTATACCTGCTCTCAGCCTATATATACAGCGCCACCAGTAATAGAAGGGGGAGTTGACCCTATATCTAGGCGCTGGGGCTTTATACAGGGCGAGACAAGAAGGTTCAAAATACCCAAGCTATCTAGTGAGGAAGTTAAGCATTACAGCGGCTACCAGATAGGTGATCAGTATGATCTTACTGATCCAAATATCCCTGAAGAAGTTTTGAGCGGCAAAGTCTATAGAAGATATTTTATGCCACTGGCTTTTCACTATGTAAATCTGTTGAAGGCTGATAGGGAGGCGGTTTTTGCGATCATAGCGTCCAAAGCATCACAGGTAAAAAGTAGAGAATTTAATGCTGAGAATGTTTATGCTTATATTGATGATGCAATAGACAAGATAAAGTGGGAGATGGATTATGCAAAATCAGAGTTGATTTCTGATTCTGACATAGAGGAAAAGAAAGAAGATGACACACCTCAATTTCCAGAAAATTTATTGGAAAGTTGGCCAGCGCCATGGCCTATGATCTATGAAAATTTCAAGAAAATACCAAGACAAGTTGAAGAGGCTTTGTTGGTTCCAACAATTCTTTCAACAAATGCATATCTCTTGAGATCAAATTTTGTAACTGTTTACAACAGAAGACCAAACTTTTTCTTTTTAAACCTTACCCCATCAACAGGAAATAAGGATGTTAATTCAAAGAATGTAATCCGTGACTTGGATATTATTTTCAAAAATAGAGGTGTTGTTAATAGCATATTCTCTGGAATATTAAACACAGAATCAAACATCACTGCTGATTCAACATTCATCCAGAGCTTTAGTGAGGGTGAGGAATTATTTTGGATAAACACAGAAGCAACACGGATATTTCAACAGATAAAAAATTCTGGCTCAGTATCAGCAGTGGCAGCGCTCTCAGATAAATTAATTGAAGTTGTTGACGGCCACGAGATAACAGGAAAAATAAAAGCAGCAGGGAAAGTTAAAACAATTGCAAACCCAAATTGCCAAGTGCTTTTCTATGCACAGCCTGAAACGATTGAAAAATATATAGATGAATCAATGGTAGATTCAGGATTGTTCGGACGCTCTTTACTTTCAATAGTACCAACGCTAAAATTCGATATAGATAGCATGGATATGTTTAGTGAAAGAGGTGGTGTTGAATCAGAAATAGATGATGATTTTTTTGATTTTTATTCAAGCCCCCATTTTAATATGTCAAATTTATCCAGCGGAAAAAAGATATTAAAACCAACCAATAAAAGCAGAGAGTTGCTGAATGCTTGGGCAAAAGAATATGTTGGCCCAAAGATGGCAAAAGAAGAAGCATACCAAAAAGTATTAAGCAGGATTGGGAATAGTGCTGAACAACTATACACTGCTGTTCTTGGAATTTGCCAGATATTTGATATAACAAATTCAGATGATCCAAGGCCTGAGATTGATGTGGCTTGTCTATTGCCTCTTTTGGAATATTGGGTTGATACTAAAATTTATGCAATTGATCACTTTATAAATAGTGAATTTGATCCTCTTGCTGAATCAATATTGAACATAATAAAGGATTGCATAGCTGGCAAGTATAAAGTCCAAAGTGCTTATGACAAAAAGGCAATAAGCACCTATAGTATGGTGCCAAAATCTGTTGTCATCCGTAGATTGCAAAGCAATACTAAATTGATAAGAAAACTCACTGCTGACGGTGATAAGAGAAATGCTACTGTTAGAGCTGAGCAAATAATCAAAACTTTTGTTTCTTGCAATACATTAAAAGAAGCACATTTAAAGATTGGGTCATCGACAAAAATATGCATAGGACTGGTCAAATAGATCATGAATAATTATAGAGATTGTGTAAATGAAATTTACAAAATAATTGGAAGGATGGAAAGGATTCACTCCATGGAAAAACAAACCCTTCAATCACAACTAGACTGTGCAGCAAAAGCCCATGAAGACCTTGTTTCAAATTATGCAATAGTTAACAAGAATTTAATAGATCATTTGACTGTAACATATCCATGCCAAAAGTGCGGAAGAGAATGTGAAGTTGCTGATATTGAAACTTTCAATCCTGATTTTTATTTATGTGGGGATCTTGAGTGTGAGTGATAATGTTTTTAGCATAAATGGTAATGAATTTACAAATTATTCAACAGAAATAAAAACAGATTTGATAAAGACTTCACAAGACTCTCATCTGTTTCAGTTCAGGTCTTTGCCGCATCATGGCTACGTTCTTTTTGAAAGAGACCTTGAGTCTGGTGGCTGGATTTTCGCAGTTAGTTATTTTGATATAGAGATGAAATCAATTCAACCTGCCCCTATGGGTTTGTTTGAAGATATTGAGTTTGCAATAAAAGCATTTTATAATTTTGTTAACACTATTTGAATTAGCTGGAGTTTGACATGCCAAGAAGTAAAAAGCAAAATAAGCCCGTTTATATTGATAAGTGGCCAGAATATTCGGGTCAGATGTGCAATCTTGGAAAGTGTCATTTTAGCGTTGCTAGATTGATTGATCTTTCAAAAGATTTTGAAGTTATGGACGTTCCGCTGCGACATTTGAATATTTACTCAACATACGAAAAATTAACACTAAGACAATTTGTTGAGCATATGAGAGCAATACTTGATGCTGATCTTTCATTCCCAATTATTCTCGATGAAGATGGTGAGTTGATGGATGGCAGACACAGAATAATGAAAGCCATGTTTGAAAACAAAACAACAATAAAAGCAGTGAGATTTGATACAAACCCTCCTGCATGCAAGGTAGATGAATAATGCCAAATAGCAAAAGGCATTAACCTAATTGACATATACGGACGTGGTGACAAGCCAAGAATCAATGCGCTTTTAATTGGGGTGATAGCAGAGACTAATGCAGAAATAAATATGTATTGGGATGGACAAGAATTTATAAAGGCAGATAAAAAATTGCATAGCAACTCGCCAACAATTGTGGAAAACTTCGTAGGTTCTTGGAGGTATGCAAAAATAAAATGAAAGACATCAAGGACATTAAAGTTGTTGACCAAATTGAAGATTATTATTGTGGCTATGCTTGCATTGAAATGATAACAGGAATAGAACAAAGTGCTCTCAGAAAAGATAGCTTTCCTGTTCCAATAAGTGTTTCAAATATTGTATCAATTTTAACAAAAAATAAAATAAGATCTGAGGAAATAAACCATAGCTTTTTTTCTCTTGATGTAAAAAAAGATTATTGTGGTATTGTCGTAATAAATTATTATGGCTACTATCATTCTGTAGTTGTTAAGAATGAAAGTGGTTTTTTTGAAGTTCTTGATCCATCAAGGATGTTCAAAATAAAAACAATAGACGATCTTTTGAGGCTTGATGTAGTTGTTTCTTTTTTGGTTTTTGATTGTGATTCAAATTCAGATAATTCTGCTGATTTTTTTGACAGCTTGGATTTTCAGCTATAGACATGACATCTATGTATAGTATAATAGATTCTTAGTTGCTCGCTGGGGTTCTTGTTCTTCTCCTCTGTTGTCTAGTCCCAGTGAGCAGCTATTTAAAAAAGTTTTTAAAAAGCAATAAGCAGATTAAAAAGGCAAAAGAAATGCAAAGTCATTATGGTTTATCTGATGAAGCCTACAGCAATTTAATTGCTTCTGGTGTTACTTTTGCTGATATGTTCAAGGCTGTTAAATTTTTTGATCCAATTGGGTCTGGGCTTGAGCTTACAAAAGTAAATTTAATGTATTATGTTGATGCAAAAGGTGATTTCAATGATCCACCTAGATTGCCTCACAAGAAAATAGCAAGTGCTTTTTTTGAATCACTGCCAATAAAAGATAAAATTGAGATAGCTGAATATATAGACTACTTGGAGAATGGCGAAGATGAATAGCCAAAAGAAGAATAAATCAATCAAGAAGCATTTTTGCGATCTTACAATGCTGGACTTGAAAAGAGCTATGGCTGTTCTTGAATTAAACCACATAGATCGGCCAGTGATTAGTAAGTTTTTTGAGCATGGAGATATATTTTGGTCTGATTTCAAAAAATACAGAATTGATACAGGAGTTGCAAGCAATCTTTACCAAAGAAATGTATTGAAAATACGCAACTCCAACTATGGAACAATTTATTCAATTAACAAAAAAATTATTTTAAATACCTTGAAAGAGGATCACAACAGAGAAGAGGAAGAAGATATGAACGATTCAATTAATACAAACTCAATGATAAATATGCTTTATGATGGTTTAAAGTGTGTTCAGGTCATTTTTAATGATAGCCAAACGACATATACATATAAAACACTTGAGGATTTTGAAATTGGCGATAAGTGTGTTGTTGACTCACCACATGATGGGTATACAGTTGTTGAGGTTGTTGGAACAGACATATCAGCACTTGAAAAAAACCATCGCTATAAATGGGTTGTTCAAAAAATTGACGATACTGGTTTTATTGAGAACAACAAAAGAGAGGATGAGGCAATAGTCAAGCTGTCTTATGCAATCCGTGAAAGGAAGATTGCGGCAATGCGCGCTCAGGTTTTGGAGATTGTTGGCTCTGAAGAAAAAATTGACCAAATTGGTCATATCATCAACAAAACAAAAGGTTAATAAAATATTATGGGAATAAAAATTCAATCAATAACAGAAGCTGTTGGTGACAATGGCATAAAGATTCTTGTTCATGGTCCTGCAGGAGCTGGTAAAACTTTGTTGTGCGCAACAACGGGCAAGCCAACATTAATAATCAGCGCAGAGTCAGGATTGCTTTCAATCAAAGGTGCTGTTCAAAATGGCCATCTTCCAGAAAAAGTTCTTGAGCTTGTTCAAGTTGTTGAGATTAAAAATCTTGAAGATTTGAAGGATGTGTATGATATGCTAAAAGGCGAGCATCTTTATGACTGGGTTGCTCTTGATTCTATTTCAGAAATAGCAGAAGTTGTTCTGGAATATGAAAAGACTCAATCAAAAGATGCGCGCCAAGCATACGGAAATCTATCAACTGAAATGAATGCAATTCTGAGAAAGTTTAGGGATTTGCCAAAATACAATGTGATTATGTCATGCAAGCAACAAAGATTAGTTGATCAAGATACTGACTTGGTTTCATATGGCCCATCTATGCCAGGTGGCAAACTGGCTGGTGCAATTCCATATCTTTTTGATGAAGTTTTTGCTCTTCGTGTTGAAAAGGATGATGAGACTGGCGAAGAATATCGAACTCTGCAAACAAACCGTGACCGTAAGTATGAGGCAAAAGACCGCTCTGGTATGCTTGATATGTTTGAACCTGCTGTCCTTTTTGATATAATGAAAAAGATACAAAGTGCTCCTGAGGTTAGCAGTGTTGATGTGCCAAGCAATGAAGAGCATGTTGATGTTGAGAAGCCAGCAGATTCAATTGAGGGTGCTTCTGATGAAGATGTTATTGTCTCTGATAGAAAACAATATTGGGAGCACGTTCCATCATCAAAATTATTAATTACTGAAAAAGGTGATGACATATCTGAACTTTTGTCCAATTCTGATGTTGCAGAGTTGACAAAATTGCAGTATGCAAAAAAGCTAGAAAGCATCACAGATGAAGACTCTTAGATAGCAACCAAACCAACCCAAAACCCAACCAAACCAATGGAGACATAGAAATATGGCTAAGCTACCAAGTCAGTTTAGAGCTGATGAACATGATGAAATGAATGATTACACGCCAATTCCTGCTGATGTATATCACTGTAAGATCAAAGACTCTGATCTTGTTGAGAACTCACAAAAAACAGGATCTTTTTTGAAAATGGTCTTTGAGGTCGCCTCAGGTGAATACAAAGGGAGGCTTCTTTTCACTAACATGAATTTAATCCATCCAAACAAGCAAGCAGTTGAGATAGCAGAGAAAGAATTTGCTGCGATTTGTAGAGCTGCTGGCAAGATAACCGTCGAGGATTCTGAAGAGCTGCACGGCAAAGAACTCAATGTAAAAGTTGTTATCAAGCCAGCAACTGCTAATTATCCTGCTGGCAATGAATGCAAGAATTACTCTGAAGTTGAAGGATTAGCAAAGCCATCTGCTTCTAGTTTTGCATCTGAGCCAAAAAAACAAAAGAAAGTTAGCTTTGATTAATTGATTTTGTTTGCAGTTATCATTGCGCACTTAGTCTGCTTTAACAAAATCTAAGTAATTGACCAATTTGTTGTAAGTCAAAAAATAAGGACTGTACCTTATCATGGGCTTTTTTGCTCTGAAAAACTCTACAAAATAACAGGAAAAGAAAATGAATACAGCTTTATTAGATTATTGTCTTGATAATGAAATAGTATCAGACATTGGTCTTTGTGGAATTTTTGCTTTATCAAAAGCAACAGAAGTTCCTTTGAAAAAATGCTTTTATGATTACAAAAATAAATTTGAATCAAAAAATAAAAAGTGGGAAGGAGGTTCAAATTTTGGAAACTTAAAAATATTGGCCAAAGAATATGGTTTTTATTTTGAAGATGTATTTGTGAAAAGAGAAAGGCTAATTTCTTTTTCAAATAGAAACAAAGATAATTATGAGCCAGTCATAGCGTCATACAGAGGCCACATATTCACTTTGATAAGTGGGCTTATGGTTGACCAGCATAGCTGTTTTCTAGTTGATGGCTCTCATGCCGAGAATAAATTTTTAAAATCAGCATACAAAATAAAGAGGTTGTAATGGCTAAGATACCAAAAAGATTTGGTCCTGTTGTTGAAATTGATAATTTCATTGATGAAAAAAAAGAAAAAACTCGTGGCTATCTTGGCATGTCTGGCATTGGAGGTGAGTGCTGGAGAAAAATCTGGTATGGATGGCACTTTGCTACTAAAAAGAATTTCTCTCAAAGAACAAAAAGAATATTTGCAATGGGTCATTTATTTGAAAAAATAGCAATAGATGATTTAACAAAAATTGGCTGTGAAGTTTATAAAATTGTTGATGGCAAAAAGCTACCCCTGACCGGTGAGGTTGGTGAAGAGCAAGAGGAAATAGTTGGCTTTGCTGGCCACTCAAAAGGCCACCCTGATGGAAGAATCAAAGGCATATCATTTATGCCTGATATTGAAATGCTTCTTGAGCTAAAGACTATGAATGACAAAAGATTCAACACATTTTTATCTTTGGGTGTTCAGAAAAGTGACCCTGTTTATTACGGTCAAGTTCAAAAATATATGTTTAAGATGGGGCTTCAGTATTGTTATTTCTTAGCAATCAATAAAAATGATTGCCATTATGCAGATGAAATAATTGAAATTGATTATTCTTTTGCAGAGGATCTTGAAAGAAAGGAGAAGGTGATAATACTTAGTGATGAACCTCCAGAGAGAGCATATTCGTCAAATAATTTTAACTGTAATTTTTGCAATCATTACGCAGTTTGTCATTCAAGAGTAGCTCCAGAGAAAAATTGTAGAACTTGTGAGCATTCTGATATTGAAGATGGCGGAGTGTGGAGTTGTGGAAAACACAATATTAATTTAGACATAGAGAAACAATTGGAAGGTTGCTCAGATCACTTAACTGGATGGGGGATGTAATTATGTTGAAAGTAGAGCGTTTTGGTGTTCACAATTTTGATTTACCAAAAAGACAAACAGAAGGCAGTGCTGGATATGATTTGATATCAACAGAGGATGTTGTAATTGTGCCCTCAACGCACTGCATGATTCCAACAGGCTTTTCTTGGCAGATACCAAGAGGTTGGTGTGGACAGATATGGGCTAGATCAGGAATTGCTTTAAGGAAACAAGTTGCCGTCCTTGGAGGCTTGATAGATGAAGATTACTGTGGAGAAGTCAAGGTCATCCTTCAAAACAACGGAAGAAAAAATTTTGTTATATCAAAGGGTGATAGAATTGCGCAAATGAACATAGTTCCTTACTTTTCTGATTCTGTTTTTGAATCCAAAATTGAAAATTCAGGAAGATCATCTTCTGGTTTTGGATCAACTGGGAAGTAGAATACAAAATAAAAATATAGTATAATGTATTTTTGTGCCCTTAGCTCAGTTGGTTAGAGCATCCGACTCATAATCGGCAGGTCGACAGTTCGAGTCTGTCAGGGCACACCACGCATTCATAGCTCAATTGGATAGAGCATTGGTTTTCTAAACCAAGGGTTGCAAGTTCGAGTCTTGCTGAATGCGCCAAAAATTAAAAAAAGTCAAAAAAGTAAAAAAAAATAATGAATATTTTCTACACTAATGAAAATCCTATAATTTGTGCCTCAGAGCATTGTGGCATTCATGTAAACAAAATGATAATAGAGTATGCACAAATGCTATCAACGTGTCATTTTGTAATTGATGATAAAATGATTGGTGTTAAGCCAACTCACATAAATCATCCTTGTAATGTTTGGCTTAGGGAGAGTGATGGCAATTATGAATATGTCTATGATCTATTTGTAAATCTAATATCAATTTATCATTCAAAAACAAGAAAAAGCCATGGCCTTAGTCATTTGTGTGGTATTCTAAAAAGACCACCTTTGTATATTAAAATTGTGCCAATGACTGAGCCACCAAGATGCATGCCAGATGAATTCAAAGTTGATTCTGTCCAAGAGTCTTACAAGAAATATTTGAATTTTAAATACAAAAACTGGACAACAAGAACAGACAAGAAAAGGCTTTCTGTTTCTTGGTGTTGTGATAAACCAAAATGGGTAAATTTTTAATATGTTTGAGAACCGTTGGTACCAAGAAGAGTCTGTTGATGCTTGCTTCAATGATCTAATAGAAAAACAAGATTGTCACCCTTTGATTGTTGCTCCAACAGGAACTGGAAAGACTGCCATAATGTCAAAATTGATTGATAGAATATTGTCTCATGATGTTCTCTCAAATATATTAATTTTATCACATGATAAAAGGATACTTGAGCAAAATCATGAGTCTCTTGAAAATTATTTTGAGGGAATTGAGATTGGTCTTTATTCAACAGGATTGAATAGAAAAGAAATAAACAAAATAACTGTGGCTGGAATACAGTCTATGTATAGAAAAATTAAACCATTTTCTCATTTCAATTATGTGATAATAGATGAGGCTCACAAAATAAACAATGAAGAGAAGGGGATGTACAGAAAATTTCTTGATAAAATAGAAGCAAGATACATAGGATTAACAGCAACGCATTTTAGAACAGGCCAAGGATACTTGCACACTGGTGAAAACGCACTATTTAATCACATATCATATGACATGTCATCCCCTGAAATATTCAACAGAATAATAGATGAAGGTTTTCTTTGCCCTCTTTACTCAAAGAACACAGCTTTGAAATTAAATGTAGAAGAGCTAAAGAAAAGAGTTGCTGGTGACTTCTCTGATAAAGAAATGTCTGAGAAATTTGATAGGGAATCAATAACACAAGCTGCTATAATTGAATCAACTTATTATGGAAAGAAATACAAACACTGGCTATGCTTTGCAATTGATATAAATCACTGTGATAATATAACAAGAATGCTTTGTGAGGCTGGGGTTCCTGCTGTATCAATACACTCTGCTGCTGAGGATGTTGATAAGAAGATAGAGGATTACAAGAAAGGCGTTTACAAGTGTGCTGTCAATGTGAATATGCTAACTACTGGTTTTGATTTTCCAGCAATAGATTTCATAATTGATTTGCGCCCAACACAGTCTCCGATAATACACATACAAGGCAAAGGCCGTGGGTTGCGCCCTCTGTACAAAAGCAGCCCATTTGGGTGCTCAAATGAAGAAAGAAAGCAACTTCTTGATGATGGCCCAAAACCGCACTGTCTTGTTCTTGATTTTGCAGGAAACACAAAAAGGCTTGGTCCAATAAATCATGTAATGATAAGAGACAAGACAAAATCAAAAGATGGAAAGGGCGAGGCTGTAACTAAGGTTTGTCCTGATTGCGATTTCATAAACCACGGAGCTGCTAAAAATTGTGTTAATTGCAATCATGAATTTAAGTTTTTGGAGAAATTAACTCTTGAGGCAAGCACTGCTGATATAATTGAGCGCAATGATAAAAAAGAAAATAAGATGAAAAAAGCTGAGAAACAGTGGCTTGATGTCAGCTCTGTTAGCTATGAGTTGAAGAACAGATACAATAAGCCAAATTGTGTTTTGGTTAAGTATAGATGTGGAATGAGAAATTTTAAAGATTTTGTTTTTCTTGATGACAAAGGATATGCTCTTTACAAAGCAAAACACTGGGTTGCATTCAGATGGAACTCAAAAAATAAAAAGCCAATATCATCATTGGAGCTTGTTCAAAATTCGAGAATGTTAAAAACGCCAATACAAATATTGGTAGACCCGCTTGATAGATACAATAAAGCCTTGGATTATCGTTTTTAGGCTATTTTTCAAAATAGGTTATTTTTTAACCTATTTCCGCCCCTTCCTCTTATAAAAGTCCTTTGTAATTCGATTCTGAGGGCTTTTTTCTATCCCCTAGCCTTATTATATAGCCTTTTTAAAACGCGCTGACAGAGCGATTCAGGGCGTTTCAGGGGCTATTATAGCTAAAAGTTATAAGAATGCCTCTTTTATATACCCCAAAATCCTCATTTTAGTAGAAAAAGTTATAAAAACGACTATTTTCATAACTATTCAATATTGAAAAAAGCGAAAAAACGTGAGAAAAGCTAGATTTTTGGAAAAAATAGCGTATAATCATTTGTAAGAAGTCGAGAAAAAGCGACTAAAAAGACTAAAAAGACTAAAAAGACTAAAAAGACTAAAGGTAGTGAGATGTACGCGATACTATACAATGACCCAATAATGAGCAGTCACCCATTTTGTGCTGGTGTGGATAAATTTAAAAATACTAGAATGGCAGAATCACCAAAATACGCCAAAAAGTTTAAAACTGAGAGATCAGCTGATAATTTTCTCAAAAAGAATAACATCAACGGCAGAACAGTCGTTATTTCCCCAGAGTCACTTTAGTGCTCTGGAGAAAACACTAAGAAGAGTCTTGCCATTAAAGTAACAGCCATAGTAGTTGATGTTGTAGGCTGTCGTTATTAGGTGATATTATGGAATATCCTGATTTGTCAGATTTAATACCTGAAGTTGAATATCTTGATTTTGACGAGATTTTGACTGATGAAGATTATGAAAATTAATCTATTTACTTGTGTTTTTATTTATAGTAGAGGATTTATTTTTGAAAAAAGTTTACCCTTCTGGTAAAAAGTAGTATATAATTTTAAAACTAGATAACTTCGTGGAGAAGATAATATGAAATATTTAATAAACCAAAACTTCAAGGCAATCCGTAAAGGCGCGTATGTAACCTCTAATGAGGACGCTGGCGAATTTATTTTTGATACTGATGATGCTGTTATATCTGTTGCGGCCATGCTGGAAATAGCTACTGCGAACAAATTAAAGGTATCCAAGGATAAAAAAGAAGCGGTTGTTTTGAGCTTAACTGAAGAACTAGAATCACTGGAGATTTCTATAATGAGCGAAAAAACAGATACTCAAAAAGTTGGTGAAATTGTTGCAGCTGGTATTGAATCAGGCTCGTCAGATGACGAAATGCTTATTCAAATTGTACAAAGTGGCATAAAGTTTAAAGCTGCTGGCAAATTATTTGCGCAAGCAATGCAAGAAGGTGGTTACAGAATAACCAACAAGGCAAGAAAAGAAGAGTGCCGCAAAATTCTTGTTGAAGAAGAGTTCAATCCAGAGACTTACTCTGAGCTTGAAGAAATGCTTGAAAAATTGACAAAAGAAGTCAACGATACGGAAACATCACAAGCCTTTTCTTGTGTTAAGGCTTATGCCCGTGAGTTTGAAATCAGCCTTCCAAAAGCCCCTGCCAAGCCAAAAGGCGGCATGAAAGTTCGTGCGCAGAACTGGATGATTGAAAATCCAGATGCAACAAATGAAGACCTTGCTGTCTTTATTGAAGAGACTTTGAAGAAGGATGATCCAAATGGCAAAATCCTTGCAGGCCTAAGCAATCTACTTGCTTTTGGTCAGGCAATGAGAAAAGCCTAGCTTTTAAACAAGAAAGTGAAAAAAGAGAGAGGCCATTTTGGCCTCTTTTTTTTGCTTTTTTATCAGGTACAATGCTTATATTGGGCTAAGGGGCTAAGGGGCTAAGGGGCTAAGGGGCTAA